GGCGGAGGTTCCTTTAGTAAGAACCCGAGTGAGATATGTCAGCCACGTCTCCCACCCTGGCGACCTGCCAGGAGGAGCATGTGGACGGGACTGACGATTCGTTGATTGAGGGCATGCTGCCCGTGTGTGCCAGGAGTAATCATGGCTACACCTATCACCGGACCTATATCCATCGTTCGTCAAGCGATTCCGCCTGTCTGGCCGGGTACTCATTACCCGAATCCAGGTTACGCAGAATTTCGCATGCAGCGTGAATGGTATAGGCAGAGGCGGCCTTACGACCGTCCTCTACCCTTTTACTTTATCTCGGACTACGTCACGAAATACAATCAGCTACCGCAGTATCAAGCTGCGAATGGCGGTTGGTTTTATCTTGACTACAACGACGAAGTGATCTCTAAGCAGAGATCATGGGCAAAGAACGAGGCGATTGCCAAGTTCAATGGTAAAGTGAAAGAATCAGCCTCCTGGCTGGTTTCACTTGCAGAAGGGAAGCAAGCAATGGCGATGATGACTAACCGTCTGACTCAGCTAGGGCATGTAACTAAGCAACTTCTCAAGGGGAGAGTCGACTTAGCCGCGAAGGAACTTGGCGTTTTCGGAAGCCAAGACTATCGCACGAAGAGAAAGCTCGGGAAGATTAAAGCCAATGCGAAAGCAGCGGCGGATAACTTCATCGAACTCTCCTTCGGTTGGCGACCTCTTGTTAGTGACATCTACAAATCTGCAGACATCCTTCAAAGACCTTTCCCGCTAGAAGCGGTAAAAGGGTTCGCGAGGGTCCCTTACTCCATCAGGGGTAATTACATCGGCTTTGCCTACTACTACGTAGGCCATGTTCAGTGTACTGTTGGTGCGTATGTGTCCGTTAGCAATCCGAACTTGTATCTTGCTAACAGTCTGGGTCTGTTAAACCCGGCGACTGTTGCCTTCGAGCTAATACCCTGGTCATTTATACTAGGGTGGTTCGTGAACGTCGAACAGTTTCTGTCGCAGTTCACTGAGTATGCGGGCCTTTCGGTCACAAACCCGTATTACACAGAAGGTAGCAAAAATACAGCGCGATGGATCTGGGAACCCAACTCCCATCTGGGAGAGGGTGACCAGGTTCGGATACGTCTGGAACGAAAAGTTGGCGTTCTCCCGAGCGTTGACTTAACCGTTAAAAAACCGTGGCATCTTTCCGCATGGCGCGGGGCAACGGCAGCGAGCCTCGTGGTGCAGAACCTTTCGGTTATGCAACCACGTAAGTTCTAGCCGGACCCCAGCTGGCGGAAAATACGTATCCTTTAAGGAGTCTGTTATGCCTGATATGGCAAACATCACCGTCAAGGCAGCGAATGGTAGTACAGATGTCGTTTACGACAAATGCACTCCATCCGCCGGTGATTCAGTGCCCGCAATTTGGCGGGCTACTGCAGCTGGCACGAGCGCCAATACGCGTCCTGAACTGCGCATGACATCGCAAGATGTCGGGCAGGGTAGTTCGTTTCGACGAACTCGCCTCACGTTCCGCTATCCGTGGTCCGTGACAGACGCGAACCTTGGTATTACCACTGTGAAGGACTACATCCAAGTCAACCGTGACATTGTGGCGCCGAAGGGCTGCCCCAGTGCCATTGTTGACGAGGCGGTCGCACAGTTCGCCAATCTGAACGATTCGTCACTGATTGTGACGTCCGATCAGGTGGGCTTTGCCCCGACCTAACGGTCAGCTCGGGCAGGTATACCTATGGGCTTCCTTACACCGGAGGTGATGGAAGTAGGCCTCAGCCTTATGGAAGGCCTCTCATGCGCTCGTTCCCTCTCAGTAGCAATACTGATGAGGCACAACGAGTGGGATCAGCTTGTTGAATTGCAAGTTGAACCAGCTAACTATGTCAACGCGGACGATTTCTGGCGTGCTAATGTGGCCACAAGCCTCTTTAGCAAGTGCAGGGGTCTTCCCGTCTCGTACACGCCCGAAAGGCTCGAACGAGACGCGATCGCTCTCTTCTTTGAGAACGAAAAGCAATGTCATAGGACTAACATACGACTCGAACCTCTTTTCTGGGGTCGCGCTAGCGCGGACTACCCAGAACCTCTCTTCGACTTTTTCGAGAGAGTGAAAAAAAGAATACGATTCGTTGTTGGCCGTTGCCCGTCCCCCGACTTAATCAGCGGGAGGTTTGGGCCCGGAGCCACCATGAGCGACAGTTCCAGATGCTGCACAGCACCTGATAAACTGTCATCAGTGCCAACCCTGACGCAATCTTTCAATAGTGATATTCTGTCTCTTTGGGATGAGACAGCCTGGGCGCGAGCCCTTGGAAAGATTGGAAGAGCGGTCGTTTCTGTGATCCGAGGTAACTCGTTCTTCACAGTACCGAAGAAGTCTACGGCCCGCCGCGCTTGCGCGAAGGAGCCGTCTTTAAATGTCTTCTACCAGTTGGGCCTTTCGGCCTTCCTGAGAAGGAGACTTCTTCGTCGTGCTGGTATTGACCTCCAGCACGGTCAAGACGCCCACAAGCTGGTTGCTTGCAAATCGTCTTTGGACGAACGTTTTGCAACGATCGACCTCTCTTCTGCCAGCGATACCGTGTGCAAGAGTCTCGTCAAACTTTTGCTACCTGAAGATTGGTACCGAGCTCTGAATCAGCTTCGCAGTCATGCGACTCTGGTGAAGGGGCGTTGGTACCACCTGGAGAAATTCTCCAGCATGGGAAACGGTTTCACATTCGAACTCGAGACCTTAATCTTTTG